CAAAGAACTGCCAACCACATAACCTGTTGCACCACTGGTTGCGCCTGTAATTAAGTCGCCAACGGGTAAGACTGTTGCAAAGTCATTGGTTTGAATCGTGTAATAAGTCGCATCTGAAGGTTGAAACTTTCCGCTAAAACGCTCGTAGCCTGAAACATAGCGATAACCACCATCTAAATCCGCATCGAAATTAACCGTATCACGGCACATTCCATCAGGAATTTGAATCGGCGGCGATACGACATTGAAGCCACCTTTTAACGGAAAATAACTGGTCTTAACGCTTCTCATGACTACATACTCATGAGTTCTTGCGTTGATTTAAGGCCGCTTGAAGCCAGTTCACTATTAAGCAAACCAACGGGCTTCACTGGTGATTGATTGCGTTTTAAACTGCCGCGAATACGCTCTGCAATCGTATCGTATTGTGCTTGATAGTTGCTCAACCCTGCCGTTTCTGTTTGCTTAGAAATGTTGTCAGAAAGCTTACTTAAATCATCATAAGCATCTTTGTTGGCATTTAATGTTCCGCGATCTTGCCCGATTCTGCCTTGGGTTACTTTTGTAATTGAGGCAGGCACGGCAGATTGTTGGTCTTGCATTGCCATAGATGGTGCTTGTGTCGTTGTATTTCCTGCTAGGTTGCCCATGCCAATCGTAGCTGGTGTTTTTGCAGGGGTGTTTGCAAACGTTGTAGCTTGGTCTAAAGTGTCAAACTTTGTTGGCTGGTTATTGATTGCCGCCAACATTCCATTTTGTCCACTAACAGGACCAGCAACAGAAAATCCATCATCAATAGATTCGCCACGCATTTGGCGCTGCATTTTTTCATATCTGTCGTTGTAGGCGCTGATGCCTTCCTGCAATTCAGGCAGTTTTTCATTGTAGCCACGGGCTAATTTATCAGCCGTGTAAGCCAGTGATTGCGTATAACCATCAGCATCAGGAAAGTTTTCACGTACTTGCATGGCGTTACGTGTTTCCGCTTTCTGTGGGTTATCTAACGCTTCTGTTTTTTGTAATGCTGCATAGTAGGCTTTTGCTTGCGCTTCCTGCGCCTTATGTTGAGCGCGTTTCTTTTTCCCCGATCCAAACATTTTCTATTCCTCCATCAACGACTGATTAATCGTCACATCGGGCAACTGCTCAATCAGCAATTGATTAAATAAAGCTTTATCCTGCATTTTTGCGTCATCTAACACTTCGCTTGCTGCTTCAAAGTAGGCATAGCGAATCAATGCGCGGTAAACAATCAGGTTGTGAAAGTGAATTGGCACTTCAGGAATATCCGTATTGCCAGCTAGAATTTGTGGCGTTTTGATAAATTCGCCTGTGATCGTGTAACTGCCATCAGGAACAGGATCAAATAACAGATTATTCTTGGCATCTACCGTAAAATATTCTGGCCTGCCTGATACTTGTTGACCAATCAGATTGTTGGTGCGATACACTTCATACGGAATAAATGGCAATTCAATTTCATCTACCTTGCCAGCACTGGTTTTGTAAATACGCAAGGACTGCTTATCAAACAATCTAAGCCGTGCTGACGTAATGCCAGCCTCGTAAGTTAAATCGCTTGCCGCATAAGAAGATTGCGCATTAATGGTTGTAAGCGTGAATGTGTCGCGTAAGAATAACCAATCGGTGCGCTTGGCTTGCAAATCACCCCAAGCGCGACTTATCCAATTGACAATGCGTTTATTCTCGCCAGTTTGCCCCGTGACAGAACTTGGCGCAGTACCAGAAATACCAGCCTGCAAATGCAAATCTGCGCAAAGTTCTAGGAAATTCATTAGGCACGCTCGTACATGATTTGTTTAAACCAAGCCGCGCCTTTTGGGTTGTCATCACGCACAACACTAAACGGATAAGCCAATGCGGTTTTTGCAGGATGAACCATGATGCGCTCACCATCTTGTACGATTTCTTTATTGCCGTAAGTCGTTTTCTTGGCACGTAACAACGCTTCGACATATTTGCGTTTAATCGTTAAATCTTGACCGCGTGGTAACCAAGGCACGCCATTTTCCAATGGGCCAACACCGCCAACTGCCAGAAATACAGGTTCAGGGTTTGGATCAGAAGTTTCGTGAATCGTAATGGTGACTGGTTCTTCTAAGAAGGCCATATCTGCTGCCCAACCTGCCGTGAATTGATTGTCTTGCGCAATATCAATTTCAGATTCATCTTTCGTTTTAACAATGCCCTGCTTGGTTGCTCTAATGCGCACATTGCCTGTGCTTGGCAACCCAATATCGTTTGTATCTAACTTCTTACGCTGTACTCTTGCCATCTTTTACCCCTTCACTTAAAAAAATGGCGTGCAGGTTTCCCAAACACGCCATGCCATCAATTACTAATTAAGCCTCGGCGCGGTAGTAGCAGGTTTTGCTTGCTAAGATTGCAGCCAATGTTGCGTTTTGTGTGACGCGGAAACCAGTATCAGTGAGCGTAATGCCGCCGTTTGTTGTTTCCAAAGTGCGTGTACCAGCCGCAATAGTTTTAACGCAAGTGTTATCAGCCATGCCAGCGTAATGCACAATTTGCGTGCGATCTGTTGCGTTTTCCCACTCAACATACGTTGGTTTAAAGCCTAGTTTGATTTCCACATAGTCGGCTGCTGTAATAGCGGTTGCATCAAATACAACCTTGCCTGTCACGCCTGCTGGTGCGTCAGACCCAAAAGTTTTACTGCCTGTATAAACGATATTTTCTGCCATTTTAATTACTCCAATTCTTTGTTAAATTAGAAGGGGATCACTCCCCTTCATTGTGGTTAATCAGGCCGATTAATCAGGCAATGCGTCTGTGCCGCACTCGATTAATGCCATCCAACCTTGGTTAAGCACTAAGGCTGTCATCCAAGTAGATGCGCCGATGTAGCCACGTTGACCTAATGGATCGGTTTTATCTTTTTGGCCTGCTGGAATGAATGTCACATCCAATGATTCAGAACCACGTAATGCCACTTGGCCCCAAGCATCTTCACCAACAACGATCATTGGGTAAACGTCAATCAATGAACCGCCTGTTGAGTTCAAGCCAGTTGCGCCAATGGCTGCACCAGCGTTGATGTATGGTTGTAATTCTGGTGAAAGGATGAAGCGGAATGATTCCACTGAGCCGATTTCAAATGGTGAGATTGGTTTACGTTGACCGTAATCAACCACATTTTTGAAGCCAGCCAAGTTGCGGATCACTGATTCCATATCAGTAGAAGCAAACACCAAATATGAAGCCTCAACTGCTTTAGTACCGTACTCAAGAGCAGGTGCTAACATTTTTTGTGGCATTTTGGCGTGATTGGCTTTCAAGTTACGGGTAACACGGCGTAACAAGTTAAGCGTTAAAGCTTTTGCCACTGTTGCACGGCTTGAACCACCAGCGTAGTACACGTTAGTTGCACCGCGTAATGCGCCATAACGGATCATTTCACGCACCGCACCGATTTCTTCACCCACTTGCGATTTCATTTCATCAGTGATGTTATCTTCACCAAGATCAATCGTTTTATCGGTAAAGCTAAACAATGTGCCGTATTGTTGTAACGTTGCTTGTACGTCAATTTTGGTCAATGTTTTTGCGTTAGGTGTTACACCTTCTTGCAATTGGCGATCAGATGCAAACGTTGCAAAGTTTGCTTGCGTGATAAGCTTGTTATCAGTACCGCCAGTTGGGATATAACGGCGAAACACTACTGTATCGCTGTTGTTTTTAGGCATTTTTTCATTTTGGCCTGTGATACCCAACACTTCTGTTGGAATTGCTTTTGCTAGAATCGCACCTTTTAATTTGCCGATACGAAAATCCATGCTTGAATAATTTTGAACTGCCATTTTTCTATACTCCTATACCGTATTCCTTAGCGAACTGTTTTGATGCCGCCAAGAAACCATCTTGTTCAGTAAGACCAGTTTTCGCTACCACAACACCACCCTTGGGCGTGATCGCATTTGCTAGTCGCTCTTGTTTGTTGCCTTGGCTAGTTTTCTGATTGGTGAGTTGCGCTTTGAATTTAGTCAGCATCGGATTAATGACTGTTGAATCCCATGTGTTGTCCAATTCAATTTGCTTATCTACTGGTAAAGAGGCTTTGAAGTTTTCCCATTCTTGCGAAGCAATTACACTCTTAAAGTCAGGGTGAACGCCAGCCACAATGCCAAAGTGCATCTTTTGGTCTGGTGTCAATTCAACTTCTGCGCTTTGTGTTGCAGGCGCTTCATACTCCACTTCTACCGCATCACTTAAATCACTAGCTAAGTTGCTTGCATAATCATCATCAAAACTTTCACGGGTTCGACTGAACTTGTCGGCGTTGATTTTAATCTTCGGCGTATTGCGGCTAACAGCTTCGATCTTGCTATTAAGTTCGCCTATCTTTCCGAAAACCTTACGAATCTGTGCGTCAAACTCTGCTTTCGTTAAGCTTCCATCGGCTTGCAGTTTTTCAGCTTCTTGCTGCAATTCTGCTACCTGCTCACTGGTGCTTTGTTCTTCACCTTGTTCGTTTTCAACTTCTGCATCAGTGACTTCAATTTCATTGCGACCAGTCGAAGGCTCATTGCCTTGGGCTTCATCTGCAAATGCACTAAATCCTGCCTGCATATCGTCTTGTTCGTTTACTGCCTCGTTACCGTCTTGCGTTTGATTCTGCGTACTCATTCTTTTTGCTACTCCGTTGTATGGTGACTATTCATCAGCATCGTTGGTGTTTTCTACTGGATTCGCTTTCGCTAGATCGAGTAGGCTTTTTACTTCTTTAATACGGCCTCTATAAAAAGCCGTTTTTGTTGAATCTAAATCCTGATCGTTTTGCGTTCTGTACTTGTTTAAGCGGTCTTGCAAAACGGCTTCAACTTTTTTCCATACTTGCGTTTCAAAATCAGACTTATTCAACTTCATGGCTGAAATTTACGCGTGCCACCTGTAATGCGTAAATTAAATGCCGCTTCCTTCATTCACCTTTAGCGTGGCCTCTGCCGCATATAACTCACGTTTGTTTTTGAGTTCCATTGCCGTTTTAGCAATCTCGGCTTTAATTTCTCGTAGAGATAATTGATCGTTGTTTGAAAGCTCAAACATACGAGCCTCATATTCCAACTGCGCTTCTTTAACCCGCGCGTCACGATCCATTTGTTTTTCTTCTGAACCGACTTGCAATTCTTTATCGCGGATTTGTTGATTGATTTGCGCCACGGCAATACGCGGATCAGGCGGGTTCTGTTGCGCCTGTTCTTGCTGCCGTTTAATTTCTTCTTCGGTGTACTGGAATGTTTTTGGATCAAGTCGTTGTGATTTTAAGAACTCACTAAACGCTTTTTTAGGATCAATACCAAAGGCAGGATTAAGACTTAACTGCATCATGTTACTGATTGTTTGGTTTTGAATATCACGCTCTACCAGTGCAGAAGAACCGCGCGCCTCAATTTGAGAGTCGCATTTTTCTTCTTCTTCACCGTAAATCAATAGCCATTCGTAATATGCCCGTAAATGCGGCTCGGTAATCATATCGTCAAAGGTTCTGGCAATACGGCGCAATACGGTTGAAGCATTGTTGTTCAGCATTTGCATACCGCCCAGCGTGTCAGGCGCACTTCCTTGCTGTCCTTGTAGCAACATGGGCAAGCCTGTCACATCCTCTGCCATCTTGATAGCGAACTGAATAATGCCCATGGCTTCAGCTTGGTTGGATGTAATGTTGACTTGCTGCATCGCTTGGCGTGCATCAATCACTTCATCATCCATATACCAAAGTTTTAACGGGGATATTTCCCAAACGCCATCGGCAGGTGTAATGCCATTTTTGCGTAAGAAAATGTTAGGACCAGTAGACAATCCTTGGTTATCCATCATGGAATTACAGGTTGCGTTCAACATCCGTTGTGTTGTGCGCATTTGTCTTGGGATGCCATCACCAATCCAAGTACTTTCTTTGCGTGACCAAGGCATGGTGTCGTAAGGGAATCGCCCACTATCAAGCGGATTAAGTGTGGCCTTGACTACCTTCTCGTTAATCATGATAACGAGCGCATCAACGACTTCTAATTCTGATTCTTCATCAATCTTTCCACCTGCAATAATGAAGTCATCACGGGTGATCTGCCCATAGAAGTACCAAACTTCAAACGTGTCTTTTTCATCAACCGTTGAAGAAATTGCTGCTTTGCGTTTACTGTTGCCTTCCTTCATGGCGGCAATCAGGTTGATCTTGATATAAGATTTGTCTTTGAGTAATTCACGCACCTGCTTGATCGTTAGCGTGTCGCGCTCAAATATGTATGAACCATCATGGATAGATTCTCCGCATGAAGGATCAGGGTAAATATTCCAAGGGGAAATACATTTTGAAGCAGGGGTGATTTCTTCTTTGATTTCAATGATGGCGGTATTGTTTTCTCGCCTTACCATTGTTTTTTTGTTGATGACAGGATATGGCCCCTTCATCACACCAACGCCTAAACGCGCTGAATATTCAATGCACTTGCGAATTTCTGAATTAAAGTTACATTCAACAAACCAATCCTCAATGCGATCTTCCGCTTTTTCACTTCTGCGCTGCGCCTCGGCCTGCACTTCAGCAAAATGATCGGCAACCGTTTTCTGAATCCCTTGCGCATTAACTTGTGGCTTCAATGTCTGCGGATCAATTAATGGCGTTGCATCTTTTTTGTAGTCATCAATATTTGGGATTGGTGTCGGTGTGATGCCCCAATTTTTATCATCGGTTGGCAACAACATATCTGAAACTTTTGCGGCGGCGGCATCGGTATAACGCCGTGTGATATTCATAAAGACTTTAGCGCGGCGAGACTTGGTTTTCTTAGTCGCTGATGAATCAATTGTGCGGCCTTTTAGAAACTTGGATTCGTTTTCTTCGCCGTTGTAATAATCATCATCTTCTTGCCATTGCTGATCCGCGCCAGAGCTTTCTCGCCCTTCAATAGCCGCATCAAGCTTTTCGTTAAGTTCAGTGGCTAAATCTTCTAAAGCAGATAAGCCTTCTTCGTTTTGATATTCAAGTTCATCCATAGTGTGACATAGGTTATCCATGCCACCTGTAATGCGTTAGGAAACAAAAAGCCGCCAGAAGGCGGCTTGGTTAAGTTAATGCTTTTATAAAATAGATGCCGAAACAAACAAATTATCAATTTGCTCATCTGTCATGCCATAAGCTTGTTGCACCATCGCAATGAGTGGATTATCACGCTGTACGTAAGGCGCATACTCCCATTCAATTTTTGCAGCTTCGCCCATTTGCTCAATAGCGGAGTTAATGCCTGTTAGCAAACCTTCCGCATGTAATGCAAGTCTTGCTTGGCGCATTGTCACTTGCGTTGGTATGTAAACAACTGGCTCTTGAGGTTCAACGACAGGCGGCTCAGTCACAACAATGCCAGCTTCCGTTAAGCGTTCCTCTGTCCACGTTTTAACTTCTGTCATTGAGTACCAAATATCGGCAATGGTTATGCCAGCCGCGTAAGTAACATTTACGTTGTTTAGTGTGTATGTTTTCATTTAAACTTGCCTTCCTAATGCGGTTTGAAATGCTTGAACAGCAGTGTAATAGTCAGCTTGGTCTGTCGCGTCTAAGCCTAGCCCCATTGAAACAAAAGCGCCGCGTTTATTTGTATAGAGCGCGGGCGTTCCAGCACTGTTGTGACAAAATAACAACATATTTAAATTCGGTAATGAGCCTGTCGAAACTTCTGGCGTTCCGTAAGAAGTGCCATTAATATAAAAACGTTGAGTCCTATCCGTTCCGTCCGTACAAATGGTAAATAACCCTTTAGTGGGTGTCGTTCCAGCACTTACCCAATTACCTGTATTGGCGTGAGCTATACCAGCCGCTTGCGTAACGCCACCGCCAACAACGCCGATAAAAGAACCGTTACCAGTTGCGTTCGCCCCAACCATCACTCTTGACGTGCCGAAAGTTGAGTCAACATTTTGATAAAAGCTTATATGTGCGTTATCTGCCGAAATTCCCTGCGATACTTGATTGAAAAAAGAATCAGCGTAACCAGTTGAACCGTTAGGGGTGATCCCATTCGCGTCATGCGTTAAGCCGCCGCTAAATGCTAATCTAAACGCCGCGTCTGTATCTAGTGGGTTTATAAGATTCCATTTATGCCCACCAGCGGTTCCGCCAATAAAAGGATAAACGGCTTTAAATTTAGACCAGCCGATAACCTTCATGGCAATTACTAGCGATAGATTGTATTTTGAGCGTGAAGCTGGTGGAAAGTGGACGGTTTCAATTCGTAAAGATTTGAGGTCGTCATGATTTTACCAGCGAGT